AGTGTTGGACTTTATTTCGTACGCACTTGAACACGCGAATGAGGTCACACTCCAGCACGACGCCCAGATACTTGTAGAGCGCGCCCTACGCCTCGCAGCGAACCTGCCGAGTGAGGAAGAAATCCACAACCTGATGGCTGAAACAATTTCAGAGGATCAGCCGCTTTTCAAAACTGCCGCCCGCATCCTCGAACGCATCAGGAGCGTTAAATGACAGCCAAGATACATCATGAAATGACTGCCGCCGCACTCGCAGCTGCTCAAAAAGAGTGGATTCGGAGCGAAGCCGGGGGCATCTTCAGGCCAAACTGGAAGAGCGTCTATGAAAACACGACACACGCACCCGATCGAGCCAACGATTTGTTGTTAATCACCCGTGAGACAGCGCGGCTTGCTGCAAGCGCAATCGCGGAAACGCAAACGCAAGACTCCTACGACAATTTCCAAGTGGCGCTGCAAGAACTTCATGGGGTGTTGAAATGACAGACAAACTGAAAAACGTATACGACAGATACGACATTATTCGGCTGGTTGGGGCCACACATGTTGGGCCATTGAAGTTTGCTGCGTACCGCGTGCGTGATCCTGAAACGCAAGAGTTTGGCACGTTGCAGTTTCATTTTACATATAACGGTACGGTCCTCGCCGTGATGGGCGAAGATCCAGCTAAAATGTTTTGCAGACTCGTTGAAAACACAATCAAGAACCAAGAGGTTCGTGATGACTGACAAACCCTATTCCGAAATGACCGACGAACCGACGAAGAAACAGCTAAACGAACTTGCTGACGCCTACGCCGCCACTGCTAAACGGCACCAAGACAATAGCGTCGCCAGCGCCGTCGCGTACGCCCTCCGCCTCGCAGCGAACCTGCCGAGTGAGAAAGAACTGACTGGAATTATTGACGTTGAGGACCGCACAAATGGAGAAGCCGCTGCGCTTATTCTCGAACGCATCAGGAGCGTGAAATGACAGCCAAAATACATCATGAAATGACTGCCGCCGCACATCAGCTTAAACTTACGGAGTCATCGCCATGACACTCATCACCCGCCTTGAAGCACTAACCGGGCCAAGCCGTGAAGTCGATGCGGAGATTGCTAAAGCAATTGGCTGGCGTGATTTCATTTCGGACAAAGTTCCAGCTTATTACTGGATTGATGAAGAAAATCGACCACGCCTCGAAGTGCCTTACTTCACCGGCTCACTCGATGCGGCACTGACGTTGGTGCCGGAAGGATGTGTATGGGCACTAAACTTTGCGTCAATGGCAACCATTATGAAAGTAGGGACAAAAAAATTTGATATTATTGATGGGGTAATAGTTGGGCAATGGCCAGAGAATCAGCGCGAAGGAGAGTTTCCTGTATCCGTAGCCATCGCGCTTTGCATCGCCGCGCTTAAAGCAAGGGAGGCTGATAATGCCGACTGAAAAGGAAATCGAAGCGGCCACCATGCGGAATCTAGAAAACGCTATATGTGCTGAAATATCCGCGCGATGCCGCGAGGCGGGCGGTTTAGGTAATAGCGCGGCTTGCTCCTACTCTGGTATCGCGACGGGGGTTGTTAGGGTGGCGTTTAGGCGAGCAACTTTCGAAGCCGCTGAACGTGTGAGGAAAGAAGCCAATGAAAATCACGATCACATGGCGGAACGATAGCCCTGACACGATCTGGGCGAAGCTGGCCGAGAGACTAGGCCGCGAACCGACCGACAAGGAAGCGGCAACCGAGATCAAGCGGATATTGAGTGAAGGTTCGAAGTTCAGTTATCCTGTATTTCCGGATAACTGGGCGGCCACGGAAACAAGTAACCAATTCTGAAAAAGTTAACACATAACTTTTATGTGTTAATGCCGTTCCCGAACGGGATATTCTATGGCCGTTTAGCCCTTTTGCCCCTAATCTTGCTAGATCGGGACATTTTTGGGGCCGTGTCTGGTTTGAAGCTGAACGGGCGCGGAATATGGTATTTTCTTACCGCACCAGCAAGCCCGAAATAACCGGCTCCATCTACATAATTGTCATCGCTTGATTCATCGCCCTTATAGGCGCGAACGATCTTAAGACCGGCCATCAGGATAGCCACATCACGGGCTTCTAGAGGCTCAGGAAGTGGCTTCCCCATGAGCGATAGAAGATGCCCCCATAACTCACCAATGGCCTGTAGCGTCTCCGCTGCGTCGCCGTGAGCGCTGGCGCGATCCCCACCGACAAGAGCGGCGGCGCGTTTCAATATGTCAGCCGCTTCCTTCATGCCGCGTCATTGCTTTCTGCCGCCATCTTGGCGAACTTTTGGGACAAATAGACGTGCATCATCCATTGCTGATCGAGAGACAATTCAACACTAAATCGTCGGTTGTCATTGGTTTGCAATAGCATTGTATCGTCGATACTGTTCATGGAGAGCATTTTGGCTGGCAGGGTGGCGATCTTAATAACTTCGCTCATATCTCATACTCTTTAAACGGACCGCGTGTGTAAGCGTCGAACCGGCCTGCAATCTTGACGGCCTCATATGCAGTTGCACCAGCCGCCATTGCACCCAATGCAATTGCCGAACCACTGCCTATTGCAACAAACTTATCACGGATGCGGCACACTGTCTTGGATTCTGATTCAAGAGCCGATATTCTGCCCCGCGAATCCACAATAATCACAGTGCCATCTTTTTCTTTCGGATAGCGTTCATCGTCTGCACCATCCTTCAGCCATTCGACGATGGCCAGCCCGTATGCGATTGACCCCGCAAACCCTACAAGCCCGCCACCGACGCGGTGAATCTTCTGTACACGATGTTGCAAAACACCATCAACCCAACACGACGAATCACAAGCCATTACGCCGTCGCGGTAAGCTATCGTGGTAATTGGATCGACTCCTCTACATATCGCAGAAGGTTCCGCAACTCATCAAGGGTGGCATCCTTCTTGAGAAGGTTTGCACGCAAAGAAATAATTCGGACATTTCCCGGAACATACCCTCGGCTGTTCTCAACACGATCAAGACTTGGTGAGGCTGGATTGAAGCTTTTGCTTCCGCCGTATTCAAGAATAAGTCCAAGTACTGGGCACTTCAGAACAACATTAATATCTGATTGAGTTATTGAAAATTCAATTTTGAATTTCTTCGCCCGATGCCTTGCTTGTCTCAGGGCAAAATGAATCCAAGTTTCAGGATCGCTTCGCCTTTGCTTATTTTGGATACGTTCTTTAGCGCGATAGTTAGGATCAAGCCGCCTCTTGCGGGCCACCTCACGTTGCGCCAAAACGTATTCTTGGTTATTTGCCCGCTTCCGACGCTGGTACTCGTTATTTTGCTTTCGTCTGTGCTCCCTATATTCAGCATCGTTATGCCAAAGCCACCTTCGATAGATGGAGCTGCTTGCGCCATGTCTGCAAACCTCATCCGGCGGCAACAATTTACGTTCCAGTGTCTGGGTGTCAGGCGTTGTCATACCCGATAAACCCTGCCCCTAAATTCCACGGAATCACTATTCCAGACCTGAACAAGTTCCGGCATCAATAACCGACCGTCCTTAAATGTCAGGACACAAAAACCAGATCGCCAATCAAGCGGACCATCTTCCGTATAATCTACGAATGCCTTATGCGACGGATCAGCAATACAACCCGTGTCAACGCCATACCGCGTACCGTTGTAGTCGGTATATGGAACAACCTTCATCGAATGAAGGTGACCGCAGACCATCGTCTTACCGGCCTTCAGGGTGGAGTTGCGCGCCGCGCCAATACCGCCGCCAAGCGGACGATGTTTCACAACAACATCATCGTTGATCCACGACGACCAGCACGGCTCCCATAGCGGGAAATGGTCTTGCAGGTGGACGCCTGCAACCTTGCGATATTCAGGGGCTATCGAGGCAAGGCGGCTTTCAAACCGGGCATCATGGTTGCCAAGCGTCCAGACCTTATGAGCATGGCCCGCCGCCTCCGCGATTTGGTGCAGATGATCTTGCGCGGCCTCGATTTCGTCTTGAGGGTCCGGCGCGTTTTCCCACATGATCGGCGCGTGGCGGCTGATCTTGGGAAAGTCCATCACGTCGCCATTCAAGATAACGGCGTCTGGCTGGAACCACTTCACCGCCTTCTTGAAGGCCCTTAGCGCCGTGCTTTCCTTGCCCGGCCAAATATGAAAATCAGAACCGATAAGAACAATGCCGTCCCTCACTTCAAATTCATAACGTTGCGGATAACGCCTATCCGGTCCGTCTACCTCAAAGGAAACACCCCTATCTCGCAATCTGGCCTTACGTTCGTTGACTTTGCGAGGCGTCACGCCTATTTCACGGGCTGCGGCATTAGTACCAAGAGCGGTAACGAGTCGAATAAAATCTTCTTCGCTGCAGGCAGGAGATGCCATCAATCACCATCAGGCGTTTTCGTAGCGGTCCAATTCGCTACACGGGATAAACCATATACCACGATATGGGTTAGCGCAAAACGGGACAGAATTGATTGCCCCACTGTTAACAGGCT